TACTCCCAACCTACCAGCGTGTCCTGGGAACGAATGGGCAGCTTCCGCCAGCCGACCAGACCGTCGTTGTACTTGCTGTTGGTCATAGGGTGGTTGGTCTTACCCATGCGGCGCTTGTACACGATCTCGTGATAGCTCCAACCGAAGGGCAGGAAGGACAGACACTCGGACAGGAATTCCGGCCACGTCTCCTCCATGTCGTACATACAGGATTCCACGAAGTCGGCCGCTTCCTTGTCGATTTCGGAGTCACCGCCGGGCTCGATCTGGAAGTCGGTGTTACGCATCAGCATCTCAATGGCGAACCACACACCGCCGATGGTCGCATCGTTGTCCATCATCTCGGTATAGGTCTGGACAGCCTTGTCGCCCTGCAGCTCAGGCAGGAACTCCTCCATGAAGATGGATTCATTGCCGTGTATGCCAAAGCGCTGCTGACCGATTCGGCCGATTTCCTTGCCGCTAATTCTTCTGGCGGTCTCGGCTTGCCCGGTTTCGGTTTTCACTTCGCCGGATTCGGCTTTCACGATTTCCTCGCTCATTCCTTGTTGTCACCTGCTTTCTTAATTCTTGAACCAGTAGCTCTGCTTGGCCAGGGCACTGTTGTCCTTCGGTACGGATACGGTGTTGAACTTCTCCAGCTCCAGGAAGCCTGTGTTGCTGGCATCGGCCATATCCTTGAACTTCCGGTCTGGGAAGCCGTCCAGCTGGGCCAGGTACTCTGATGTCCATGGTCTGTTCAGGACTTCCACATTGCCGTTGATCCACTGAGCAGACAGCGGCTCCGCGCGGACTTCCTTGCTGCCGGACTCTCGCTCGATGTTGACGCTGAAGCCGGACAGCAGCTTTATGTACTGTTCCTTCTGATCCACACCGGCCTGGCCGGGATCCTGGTTCATGCGGATTCTGTATTTGGATTTATATGCTGCCTTGTCAGCTCGTGCGGTGGTCAATACCAGGTTTCGCACATCGCTGGCATTGAGCCGCTTATTGATAACGTCGAGGACAACCAGCTTTCCGCTCTTGCGCTTGCCGATCAGCACACCGGCCGTGTATGCGGGGCCGTCCTCGGGGTTGTTGTTCTTCTTGTCCTCTGTGCCTGCAAGGTCCCATGCGCGGACAACACGCACCAGGTCATCCGGTATCTCGTCAATGAGCTTCGCCTTGTCACGAGGGAAGTAAAGGCCAGCAGCAGGACGGATGTTCCAGTTGCCGCCCAGCAGCCGCTCCTGTTCAACGAGGGGCAGGGCCTTCAGGTTGGCCAGGTAGCTCGGGTCATTCTTCATCAGGATGGCATTGTCCTGCAATGTGGAGCAGATGAAGGTCACGGACTTCGGGGGCATCAGCTCCCGGTACTCACCGCCTGACCATTGGAAGAACTGCTTTGTCTGAGTAGCTATGTACAGTGTGCCCTCCACACCGGGCTTGACGATGATCTGGATCTTGCTGTCCTTTGGATCCGGAACGAACAGTTCATCCGTCGATGTGTGGCTCTTGTCCACGGCGGTGATGTCACCATCAAACTGCCGCTGCAGCAGCTCCATCCGGGAATTGCCCCAGACCACCTCGCCGTTGATTCGGATCATCCAGCGGATCTTGCCGCTGCGCTCCGGGATAGCCAGACCATCAGGGCCAATCCACCAGTCAATGAATGTGCGGACCCATGAGTCAGGGTCAGGGTTGGTGGTAGCTCGGACATAGCCGGGAATACCGGAGTCCGAACGGTTACGGGACAGCATATACCAGAAGACATCCTCGTCGAAGTGGGTCAGCTCGTCAAAGCCGATGAAGACGATCTGCGAGCCCTGGTAAGAGAGGCAGTCGCTGTAACGTTCCAGGTGGTCGAATGTTACCTTTGCGCCGGATGGGAAGATGAAGGACGGTTTCGGGGTTTTCTTCGGCTGTGCGCCGATCAGAGGGAGCAGAGCCATGCCGGAATCCCAGAGACCGCCGTTCGTGAAGATCTGTGTGTTATTTCTACGGAAGATTACCGAGTTGAATCGTGGGTTGTCGCTGTTGCGGCACTCTTCCAAGAGGAGGGCGTATGTCTTACCTTGCTAACCACCGCCCGCGGCTCCACCATAAATGATGATGTCTGCCGGATTGCTCAGGAATTCCTCCTGCTTCGGCTGCGGACGAATAATCATGGCATCGCCCCCTTTCAATTTGCGTATTTTTCTGTTTTGATGCTCAAACTTTCATCTTTGCCGGAAAATATGCAAAGTATAGTTACGTATTTTGGTGCCCATGGAGGGAATCGAACCCGCGACTCACGGATTAAAAATCCGTTACTCTACCAGCTGAGTTACATGAGCGTAATGGCGCACCGTGCAGGTTTACCAGGCCTGCACGGCACTTCTCGTCTTTCCGAGCCGCCATTAGGAGAGGAGAAAAAGAATGAAAGCAAGTGGAGCCGGTGACGGGAATCGAACCCGCGTTGCCTGCTTGGAAGGCAGGTGCTCTACCATTGAGCTACGCCGACGTAGGTGCCCAGGGCGATAGATAACCATCGCCCCAGGTCTTCCCGTCTTTCCGGGCCGTCAGAAAACAGAAAAAGGAGGACATTATGCCGGGCTATGCCCGGTGGAGCCGCTGGTGGGATTTGAACCCACGACCTACTGATTACAAGTCAGTTGCTCTAACCGCTGCAGCTACAGCGGCATATTCTCCTTTTCCTGGGTATTCCTTTTCACCATATCCCCGGTATGGTCTGTAACCACTGTGAACTACACACCGGCCTGGAACCTCAGCTCCGCCGGTACCACTCCACAATTATCCTTCTATCCACCCGCCGGCCTCTTTCGCTCGCGTTGCAGGTGGCCTTTTCGCCTCGCTCTGCGATTCCAGAGCCATACCAAGGAATATCACGGAACTTTTCAGCCCTGCGCCGGTGCATCGGTCGCATCCGTTCGATTTTATAAGCCGGAGCCAGCCAATCTAATAATTTATGTCGCCACCTCTGTTGCGTGCTGCACCACAGAAACAGAGAGCCCTTTTCCCCTATGTATCGTTTCAAGGGTGCGTGAGCCACACGCATGGTGGAACAGACCGGAATCGAACCGACTCTTTCTGCAGCTTTTGTGCAGATGGGTGCCACACCCCGCTGATCCATGGTGCCCGGATCCCGCCGGGCGCGGTTTGATATCTTGATATCATTTTCGTGGGGTCACGAAAATGGTTGGTTGACTGTTTGCTGATTGTTAGTTAATTGTCCAATCCGGGTTTCTCAGATCGAACGCATCACCGCAATGGATGATGTCCGGGTAATTCGATAATGCGACTTGCATTGCGTACTTATCGATCTCGTAGGCGTAATAGCGCACGTTGGTGAAGCCCATCTTGTCCAAGCAATACCGACCGGTAGCGATACCGTCATACATGGACAGCACCACAATCTCCTCGTCCCGAGGAACGTTTGCCAGAGCGCCGTTCAGGATGTGAATAATCACCTCCGCCGTCCAACCGTTGCCCAAAGCCTTCCGTCGCTGGGTTTTGCTCACACAGGCGGTGTAGCCATCAGGGAGCGTCTGTAGGCGTTCGCACTCTATCGGGGTCAGATGCCGCATCACATAGCTGCCGTCCGGTAAATTGATGGGGTACTCTTTCCCTTTTATTTCAATAAGGCCATTATGTACCTCGTAAGTGATACCGTCTTGCAATTTTCCAGCAGGTCTTATAATGCGCCGTTGCTGGGTACTTCCCGTGAGAGCATTCGCTTTTTCGCCGGTGCTCACTTCGTAAGCAGATCTGTGGTCCCGTCCGCGGAGTGCGACGCTGTGAGCGGGTATGCAAACCATACTATCGGTGTCCACCGTTGTCAGAGCGTTGGATTTGGGATTGCCGTCTGTTTCAAAACGCCTATACAGCTTTCCGTCGCTCTCTCTGCGGTTTCTATATCCGACTCCGGAAACTTTGCAGCCTATTTCATCGGGTGTATCTTCCAGAATTTCGTTCAGCGAAATGCCGCGGTCCTCCGGCTGATCCACCGTCCAGTTGAATGCGTAGAATCGCTGACGGTTCTGCGCGGATACCAGCGCACTATTGATGTGCATGAGATCCACACCCAGCTCATGTGATATCTGATCCTTGATGGCTTGTGCTGCCGATTTGTTGTTTTCGTAAAGGAAAAAGTCCGGCTGGAATTTTTCCTTGGCAATGAGGTAGTTCTTAAACAGCTCCCAACCCATGCCCTCTGCTTCGGTTTCCCGTCCATTCTTCTGGGCGATGCTCCAGAATGTGCATGGGGAACCGCCAATAAGCAATTTAATCATGCTGTCCTGCTATCCTTTCTGTTTCACTTCTCCGTATCGATCTCGACCATGGTTAATTGCCTCCGCTATGCCCTGCATGACATACAAGGCATTTGGTAAGGCGATCCCATTGCCCCACATTTTGTATTCGGAACTGTCTGAGTGAAGTTTATTGTACCATTTGAGGATTTGATCCTTGGTGTATTCTTTCGTAGTTCTGCCGTTGATGGCTGCGTGGGTGTTTCGGACGTTCAGCCAGAAGCTGTACTCTTCGTCCGTGAGGTTTTCTTTGTGTGGTATGTCTCCCCATCGGTCTGGGAAGCCTTGCAGTCTGGCGCACTCGGTAGGGGTGAGGCGACGGACTATGTATTGCGGTTCTTCCTCGTAGCATACGAGGTGAGGGTCTTTGTACATCCTTGCAAGCATGGTCGGGGACACATCCTCGCAGGTATTAAAGAATCCGACATCGGTTGAGTATGATACAGCCGGTCGGTCGATGGTATTCAGGGTGTAGCACACATCCTCTTTCCATCCTTCGCCATTGCATCTGGCAGAATTGGCTCTGTCAATGACGTTTCCTTGGAGGCAGTATACGAGGTGATTCCTGCTATCGGTTCCAAGTGTGTGGCATGGGTCACCGGGTTGTGGGTTTGCTTTGTTCGTTGGATTTGTGATGTTCTCACCGTTATACACCACCACAGAGCTATAATCTGTTATGCGGTTGTTGTGGTCACCGGTGATCGTATTGACGGTTTTACCATCACCATTTCCTCTGGCATCGTAGCAAATAGCGCCCAGCCCACCAGCTCGAAGGGTGCCGTTTACGGTGCTTTCTACTCCATATTCCGCTTGACCTCCGATGTTATCGATGATGAAGGTCTGCTGATGCGTTCCTGGCGCCGCTTGTATGGTTCCGGCTTTGTCTCCCAGATCTCTCAGTTCGTCCCTCTGGTTCTGGGTGAAGGCTATGGGCTGCATCACACATGGATATCCCTGCCCCGGTTGGCCTCCGCCTGTAGATAAAGCGGTATGCCGTTCCTCTGAGATGAAGCTATCTCCATTACCTTTGCTCGTTACACCGTATGCTACCGCATGAGGGGTGCCATGGCTATCGCTGCAAAGTGTAGGCATCACATCGACGGCATAATTTGCGTTGCCTTTGCCGCCTTGTTGATCGATGGCTATTATGCTGCTCTCTGGATCGTCTGTTCCAGAGCGGCCTTGAGGATCTCCGGCAGCTCCTTCCCACGGCGCTCGGCTCTTCTCAGAATGCCCTCGCAAGCCTTCGCGCTCAAATAGTATTTTTTCGGCACATTCGCCTGTAAGATCGAGGACAAGGTAGATACGTTTTCTGCGTTGAGGGGTGCCGGGCCAGTATTGCGCATCGAAAACACGGTAAGCAAGGCTGAATCCGTTTCCCATGATGCAGTCGGCGTATGGCCATCCCGCTTTACCAGGCGAAGGTATCGGGGGTGCTTCCGGTTCGCAGATTTTGACGAGTTCTTCGAGGACGACACGGAAGTCGTCGCCGGCATTTGAGCTGAAGGCGCCCATGACATTTTCCCATATTGCATACTTCGGATATTTTCCATTTGTGGCTTTCCTCATTTCCTTGATGATTCGCACGGCTTCCATGAATAGGCCGCTGCGTGTGGTTTCATCGTCGCCGTTGGCTGAGTGCTTCAGCCCTGCCCGCTTTCCAGCCACGGAAAGATCCTGGCACGGCGATCCAAAGGTGATTACATCTACTGCTTCTATTTCTGCGCCGTTGATCTCGGTCACACTTCCAAGGT